ATCAACTGTTTCACGGTCTGAACCACCAGCCGCAGCTGATATAGGAGAAATTACAAAATCATTGATTGCTTCTGCTAATGAATCTTGTGCTGAAGCAGCTGCAATAAAGTTATTTGCTTTATTAGCTGCAGTTCCGTTTGTGATTAGATATGTTACACTAACAACACCGCCATCAGGAATAGATTTACCAACAACATCGTTACCAAAATAGATTTGATACTTACCAGATTTATTTTCTTGTAAGTAATAAACTTCTGATTCAACATTAACATCCAAAATTTCAGTTACATTATTATAGACTGTTAATTGTGTGTTACCTGCTGATGGTGAAACTTGAACTTTAATCGTTGATGTGTCAATGTTTGCATCAGGTAAAGTAAACACTTGTTTTGGATTAGATGCTGAATTGTGTGTAAAGTTATAGGTAATTAACTGACCTTCAGCAATCTCTAAGTTTGTGAACAAATAAGATGAGTTTGCTTTTGTAGCAGTAACTTCATTTAAAACCACAAAGTTATAAGATTTACTATCAATCTGATTTGATAAGAATGAGAAACCAGCAGGCAGAGTTAAAGTTCCTGCGGCTGATGATGAAGACCTTGCTTCAAAATTAATTTTTGCCACAGGTGCAGTCAAAGAGTAAGGTGTATAACCTAATGTCTTGGCGTGTGAAATAACAGAATCTCTTAGCATAGCAGTATCTAAGAATGATTCGTTTGCCACCATATTCAAATAGTAAGCATTATAGTGGGTATTATAAGCAAGAATGTCCAATAGAACAGACAAACCAGAACCTTCAAAGTCATAGTCTGTAAATTCAGATTGTTGATTTAAGAATGCTTTTAAATTGGACTTAATTGTATCAAAATCAAGTTCGGTAACTCTTAAACGGTCTGCCATTTTTATCTAATCCGTTCTAGGAAAAAATTAATTGTAATTGGGTCTGCACTATTAATGACATAGAATTCTAGTTCCATTTTATACCCGTTGTTATCGGGGTCAGGAATAGCTGTTAATTTGTTAACTTGAGCTCGAGGCTCAAAGTTGTTAATTGTTTCAATTACAGCTCTCTCTAACTGAGCCGCAATGATTGTGTCAATGTTTTCAAACAAAAGTCTGCGAATACTACTACCAATTTCTGGTCTAAAAGGTCTCTCATAATGGTTTGTTAAAATGAGGTTTTTAACCGAATTGATAATCGCATACTCATTCTTGTGAGTATTAACATCTTTACGGACTGGATGAATTGTGAAATTTAAATCCAGGTCTCTAAAAGCTCTTGAAGATTCTACTGTAACTTGTGCCATTTTCTATTTATCTAGCCTGCAAAAACATTTCCTGACCCTTGTGCAACAGCTGAACCACATGCCACAGAGTCTCCTATTCTCATTACTGCTTTTCCATTTGCAAAAACTGTACCTGAACCACTAGCTGCCGTGGAATCATGGCACGATGGCCCACAACAATGTGTAACCCAATGGTCACCAACTCTGTGAACTCCTATACCATTAACAAAAACATCACCTGAAGCACCATCGTTGGCTCTTGGTGGAAAACATCCATGGCCGGTGCATTTGTCACCCAATCTTGTTACAGCTGGCATTATACAAAAGCCTTCAAGGCATCTCTGCCAGCTGAGTATTCATTGAATATCGTTTTAGTCAAAGTTAAATCACCTTCCGTTGTCGAAATTGTGTAAGTGACTATGACACTATTCCTAGGGTCAGGCGAGAAGTTGTAGACCTGTCTGGATGCGTCCAACTCGCTAAAATTTTGTGCTACTTGATACTGTTCAATTTTGTCAGATGACCCTCTGGTAATGTGCCTAATTGATTTGTTATCAAATATGTTTATACTATACTTACCTGTAACTGTTACTGTGTTTATAGTATTACTGATGGCAACTCCAGAATCGTTTAAATCTGCCGATACTGAAATTAAATTTCCATTTGCCAAATCATCAAAAGTTACCGTAATAACATCTGTAAAATTGACCTCTACATCCACATTTGGTAGAGTTGTTGGTGATGCTGTTGCCATTAGTTGAGGTCAATCTTAGGTGCTGTTACTTTATAATTTCCGCCAGAATTCCATGTTGTTGTTCCGCCAACTTGCGCTGAGTAATTTCCACCAACTTTCATATCCATGTTACCATCAACTTTCATATCTGCGTTGCCTTTAACATAAATTTCTGCATCGCCTTGAACAGTAATGTTGCACTTACCCATAATATAAACATTATCATCTTTCATAACTATTGAATAGTTATCTTTGGTGATTTTTTCTACTCTTGTTCCATCAGGAAACCACTCTATAAAAGAACCATTTCTGTGTGCAATATGAATTCTTTCGCCACCTGGAGTATCATCATATTCAGTAATATGACCAGATTCGGTTTCTACAACATTGTTGTATGGATACTTTGCTTTGTATTTGGTCTCTGGCTCATCCCAAGTACCACTTACTGTTGGTACTTCTTTGACCACATTAGTTTTTCTTTCTTCAATGAAAGTTTTTTCAATGGTGTCAGTATCATTTCTTGCTAAACGAGAAGTTGATGGTTCATCCAAATACTTTGGATAAGATTCGGCTTTTGGTTTTTCATCAATTGTGATACCACTTCCGTCTGTATTATAGGTCTTTGTATTTGGAGTTTTTGGTGCTGTTGTTAAATCAGCATCTTTTCTTGGGTCACCAAACGCTTGTTGTGGATTGGCTGCTTTAAGTGATAAACCTGGAAGAACTCCCATCACGATTGGTTCTTGAGCACTCTCACCATCAGTAAAGAAACCAACGACCATATCTCCTTCTTTTGGAGAATGTGGATTGCCATTATTTGTTGGCAACATAACCATAGCCCAAGGAAGTCCATCAACAGGCAACTGCATACGATTGTCAGCGTGCCAACCAATACAACGAACTTTAACACGACCCATCTTCAATGGGTCTTGTCTATTTTCTACAATACCAATCCACCAAGTAAAACCATTTTTACCTGCAAAGTCTTTTGATTCTTCTTTCATGTCACTCATCGATTAATATTCCAATAATTCTTTAATTTGTGCTAAATCGCTTGTAGGTATAAAGTCGTTGTTGGTTGATGTAGAAGCAACTTCAATAACTGTTTCGTGTTTGTCGTAACCAATAATTTGGCGTGATGCTACAATGATGTATTTACCACTTAAACTTGGGTCATCGTTTGCATCACCTTGTTCTTTTTGGCCTTGAATTGGTGCCATAACATTCACATTAAAACCAGAAGTCAACTGAAAATTTCCTGGCATGGCAATCTTTAATCTTTTTGCCATTAGATGTGAGATAATTGCTTTGCGTTGAAATAACCAACTTTCTATATTTTCAACTTTAGATAGAGATGTTGGGTCATTCTTTTTAATGTAGTTACTAAGTTGTTTAGCAGCACCAAAAATACTTACTGATTTCTTTGAATCATATGCTTGTGTGTTTGGTTTGCCATCACGGTTTAAAATTTCTGAAAACTCAGGAGTTTCATTAGCATGTTTTGTTGTGCTAAAATGGTCACCAAAACTAATGTTCTTTTTAGCAATGGTTCTTGTGATTGGGTCAAAACCTAAGAATTGGCCAGAATTAACACCTAGTTTTTGTTTTAGTAAGTTATCTGCTTGAGATATAACTTCAAATGCACGAGCAGAACTAATCTCTGTTAATGCATTACCTTTTTGTGTGTTCTTTGGTTCAAACTTGATATCCAACAATTCATCTTGTGTTAATAGTGTTGACAATGAGGCAAAATTATAACCTGTCAAGTTTTGAAAAAACATATAGTTTGGTGCTTGATTGGCATCAACACTTCTTTTGGCAATCCACTCAATCGCTTCTAAAGGCTTCAGATTTGGAATAGCAACACTCTTAATGCCTGTTGTGTCTTCATAGACACCACCAAGTTGATTTGGAGGAACTTTTAAATAGTTCTCTAAAATTTTCTTAGTTATATATGAGTATGTTCCTTGAAATGATTGTGTGATTTTTTGTTGGTCTGAATACATCAATTCATCAGACACAAAATCTAAGGTAAACATTTCACCACCAGATACAGTTTTTCTGTCACCTTGTTTGTATATCTTAAAGGCCTTTTTAAAAGTAGCAATGTCTGAATTGCGGTCTTTTGAGATATCAATTAGAATCGATTCTGAACCATCAAACAACAAACGACCAGATAAGCCGATACTGTCTTTAATCAGTATCTTACCATTCATTACCGGTAAAAACATTGAATCAAAAATATTGATTTCTTCGTAGATACCAGAAATGTCGATGTTACCCGCTTTTGTAACCACAACCAGTTCATTGACTTTAAACTGCGTGGACTTTTGGACTTCAAAACTCATAGTTTAATTACTTTTTTAAATTCTTTTTCGACTTCAGGAACAAATTCTTTTTTCAACAAATTAATTGAACGCTTGTTTTCATTTACTTCTTGTTCATATTCATAATATGTCTTTTTGTTTTTGGTAACTTTTTCTGTGATTGTTGAACCATCTTGTAGTGTGTAACTGACTGTTGTTGCAGCCACATTAGCCCAAGTATTGGCATCAACTTCAATTTTCTCTGTGATTACTGTTCCATCACCAGAAGTTCTTGTAACAACTTTGTAATATGCTTGAACATTATTTACATTCATTGCCCATGATAGACCAGAAACGCTGGTGTTGGCAGTATCGGCATATGAATTGGAAGAATACTTACTAGAAACATAGTCAATAAATGTTTTGTATTGTAGAGGCCAATCATATTGTGGGTCAACAATGTCATTGAACAATAAAACAATCCAATGTCTCTCAGGACTATCATAGTATTTGCCTGCAATAATTTCAGGTGTGTCAGTTTCTTGGATTGAGTATCTGTAAAATGCTGATGAGTTTTCTTTTAGTTTTGATTCGAAACCAAAACGAGCAATAATATTGGTAACAGTATCCAATCCACCAACTTTATTGTTGGCAGAATATAATGTTTTTGGAAAATAATTAAAGAATTTAGCCATTGTTATACCTTACCAAGTGTTTGGTTTCCTCTGTCGTTTCTAAAGTCTGCTTTTGTAAGATATGTAGTCTCTTGGAATTGTAGTGTTACTTGAATTGCAACAGGCATACCTGTGCGACCTAATGCAGGTCTATTTTCACCAGGAACTTCATAAGCAGTAAATCCGTTCGGTGCATAGTTTACATCAATTGCAGTAAGAACACAAGTTGAAATTGGAGGAATGTTAGGGTTCTGTGCGCCTGCATAATAGAACTTGATATCAAATTCAGAAGGTGGTACCAAGAAACCTTGAGCATCTTCAATCAACTCAGGTGCTTGGTGAAATCTTAGTCTTTCAATAATTCTTTGTGCTTCAAGTGCCTCTTTTTCATCTCTTGGATAAAATGTGAAATCAAACTGGAATGTTCTAAAGTTTGGAGACTTGTAAATCATTTCAAGCATTGGGTTTTGGACTTTACCTGTAACAGCAGTAAAACCAACTCTTGCAGCTTCTTGTGAACCTGTCAACTTACCAACAACTTGTGATAATTTATTGCCTGCAGCCAAACCAGCAGATTTAGCAAGAGAACCTGCGGCAGCTGAACCACCCTCATTCTTATATTCATCGGCCGCAGATTTAGCTGCAGCTGCAACTTGACCCAATACTTCACCACCTAAATTCAACTGGTCATACGATTGTTGGTATGAATAGTTAAGTGTGTCGGGCATATACAAAGCAATTGCATCGGTTGTTAATTGCGTTGTTTGTAAGAATGATTTGTTTGTAATCTTTTTGATGGAAGTGTCAATCATTGCTTTAGTCTGAGCAGATGAACCACCAAATGTAATGTTTGTTGTACCGAATAAGTTGTCAATACTACCAACTACACCGCCAGCTGCTTTTCCGATGGCTGATGTAATACCACTTAAAGCACCGCCTGTAGCACTATTGATTTGTCCTAGGCCAGCATTGATTTTCCCTAAAATTGGAGCTGCAAAGTGTGAACCCAATTTACCTTGATTGGCTGCATCAATCGCACCAAAAATTTGTGCTTTTGCACCTTCTTGTTGTGCAACACTCGCTTTATCTAAAGCCGTGTCACTAACCGTTGTTCCACTAAATTGAGTAGCCTTCTGTTGGCGGATATAGATAACCATATAATGCGCTTTATCCGCACTGCCTAAATCAATAGGATATCTATAAGTGTTCTGTTTGAATTGACTGTCAACTAGAGGTGCTAGTGGACCAGTTCTTTGAGAAGCACCTTTGTTAAACGAAATGTCTGAAAAGCCGAATAGAGCCATGTTATTTCCAAAATTGGTTGATTGACTAGATACTATTTATGTCATATAAAGGATGGTTTAAACCCGTTTACCCAAACAAATATAAAGGCGATGCCTCAAATATTGTTTACCGTTCCAATTGGGAACTTCGGGTAATGAAGTGGTTAGATTTGAACCCTGCCGTAATCTGGTGGGCATCGGAAGAACTCGTAATCAGGTATAAGTCTCCACTTGACCAAAAGATACATCGCTACTTTCCAGATTTCATAGTCAGGATTAAACGGAAAGCAGGTTTGGAGAAGACTTTAGTGATTGAGATAAAACCACACAAGCAAACTCAAAAACCTGTCCAAAAACGCAAGACAAAACGATTTATCCAAGAGGCGGCAACATATGCCGTTAATCAGGAAAAGTGGAGAGCGGCAGACTTATTCTGCAAAGAGCAAGGATGGGAATTCTTAGTTCTCACCGAAAAAGACTTAGGAATTTGAGATAAATAGAAGATGGCAACTAAACTAATTGACAGAATACAACAATCATTGGCTAAAGAGGGATTAAGACCTCGTACCAATGCAGCTCGTGATTGGCTAAGAAAGAAAGTAAAGGACCTAAATCCATCCAGGTCAGCATTGATGCGTGATAATGAAAGATTGCGAGACAAATCAATGATAGGTAAAATGTATTTTTACTTCTATGACCCGAAAACGAAGGATTCGTTGCCATATTACGACAGGTTCCCATTGGTTATACCAATAGAACGATACCCAGACGGTTTCTTAGGATTGAATTTACATTATATTCATCCAAAGCAACGGATAATTCTTTTAGATAAGTTAAGCGAGACTGCTAGTAACAAAGCGTATGATGAGAAAACCAAACTAAAACTTAGTTATGGTTATCTTGCAGCTGCCTCAAAGGCTTTTGAAGCGACACCTTGCATCAAAAGATATCTGTTTAGCCAAATACAATCCAGATTTTTAGAAATATCGGCCAATGAATGGGATATTGCTGTAATGTTGCCTATGGAAAGTTTTGCTGGTGCTACAACCTCTAAAGTTTACTCAGATTCTCGGAAAAAATTCTAATGTCATTCTCACCAAATTTATTTTTATCTAATATAAGAGCAAAAGACGGCTTAGCAAAACCATCTAGGTTCGAAGTTATTCTTCCTATTCCACCTTATGTCAATGAATTTATTGGCAACTCTATTTTAGAAAAGATTTTAAACTTCCCAAACTCCATCTTTAATGATGTGAGTGATGCTATTGGTTCGGCCTTTGGTAGACAAGGTGCTCAAGATGAGTATTCTAGGTCAGCTAATTCATCAACATCCAGATATCTAGCATTGCAATGTGAATCTGCTGAATTGCCAGGCAAAACATTACAAACAGCTGATGTAAAGATTTATGGTCCAACTTTTAAAGTACCATATCAAACACAATATAGTGACACGACACTCACTTTTATGTGTACCAACGAATTCTATGAAAGAAAATTGTTTGACCGTTGGATGGAATGTATTCATCCTTCGGATACCAACAACTTGAGATTCCCTAAAGGTGCTCGTTCAAGGTATATGACAAACATTAAAATTATCCAGTATGATGATTTTATCAAACAAATTCATGCAGTAGAATTACTTGATGCCTTCCCTATCGGAGTGGCACCACAACAATTGAGTTGGGGTGAAGATGGTTTCCACCGCCTATCAATTCAGTTTGCGTATCAAAGATATCGAACTATTTACGAAGGTAAATACGATTTGGCTGCAGCTGCAACCGCACTATTCGGTTCAGCTGGTGCAAGATTATTGCCATTTGGAAATGCGATTACTAAATTACCATTTTAATATTAACAAAGCGAGAGCGAGGATATAATGTTACCAAAGTTAGATATTCCAATCTATGAAGTTAAACTAATCTCGACAGGTAAAACTGTTAGGGTTAGACCTTTCTTAGTGAAAGAACAAAAATTATTCTTGATGGCTTCTGAATCAGATGACCAAAAAGAAACAGTAAATGTGATTCGACAAGTATTGAAGAATTGTATTTTGGATGAAGTTGATGTTGATAATTTGCCAACATTTGACTTGGAATTCCTTTTTATGAATCTCCGTGCTAGGTCGGTAGAAGAAGTTGTTGATTTGCGTTATAAGTGTAATAACACACTCAAAGATGAAAACGGTGAAGATAAGAAGTGTAGTGGTTCAGTTGAATTTAAACTCAACCTATTAGAAGTTGAACCAACTATTAATCCAAATCACACCAATAAAATTCAACTCACCGATAACCTTGGTGTTGTTCTAAAATATCCTACTTTTGAAATGATTCAGAAGTATGAGACAATGAGTGAGAACGATGTTATGTTGAATGTTCTTATTGACTGTATTGATTACATTTTTGATACAGACAATGTGTATTATGCAAAAGATACACCAAAAGAAGAACTTGTGGACTTTGTTGATAACTTACAACAAGCACACCTAGAAAAAATTAAAGTGTTCTTTGACACGATGCCTGAAATTAAAAAAGATGTTCATTTTGCTTGTCCAAAATGTGGATACCAAGAAGACATTGAAATAAAGGGCATGCAAAATTTTTTCGTTTAATATTTCGTTATGATACCTTGAGTAATTATTATCAGACAAACTTTGCTTTAATGCAACATCACAAGTATAGTTTGACTGAACTTGAAAACATGTTACCTTGGGAAAGAAACATCTACCTAGCCATGTTAATCAAGTACCTTGAAGAAGAAAAAGAAAGAATTAACTTACAGAAGCAGACTAAGAAACGATAATGGCAAATAAACAAACACCGTTAGCTGACCAATTAGCACAAGAACTTGGTTACAAATCCGTCAAGGACATGAAACAAGCCATGGCCGGTGGCGGTGATTTTGCTGGTGGAGTTAGTAGTCGCTTAGAACAAGGTACTGGCTTTGGTACCGCCTTTGCAGGTGGTGCATCGGATGTAAAAGAAGATATAAAAAGAAAAATGTCTATTAAAGGACTCGGCAAAAAAGCCTACAAAGAGTTCTTTAGTGGTGATGATATTTTTTCTGCTTATATGCGTGGACGCCTTAACAAAGGCAAAAAGAAAAAAGAAAAAGCAAGTCAAACACCAGATAGTGATAATACATCACCATCTAAAGAAGGTGGTGGTGATTTTGGTGCAGAATCGGTTGCAGTATTAAACATTATAGCAAAGAACTCAATGTCTCTACCTGGCATGGCCAGAGACATGAATGTTCTAAGACAAAATCTTGTTAAGTTAGTTAAGTTACAACCTGGCGGTAAAGAAAAAGCAAGAACAGGTGCTGATGCATGGTTCTTGCGTGAAGATGAGCGTGAAACAGCACTTGAAGTCCAAAAAGCAAAACTAATGGACAAAGGCAGAAAGCCTACAGGTGCAACACCAGTTAAAGAAGAAAAAGGTTTCCTAGAAAGTATTTTAGGAAACATTATGTCATTCTTTAGTGGTGGTTTTATGAAAGCAATCGCATCAATATTCAGTCCAGCAATGCTTCTAAAAGCATTCACAAAACTATTTTTGCCTGCTGTGTTGATTGGTTCACTATTCAACGGCATTATGGATGGTTGGAAAAAATGGCAAGAAACTGGTAGTCTAAAAGAAGCTATCATTGCAGGCCTTGGTGGCATAGTATCGTTTTTAACATTTGGAATGTTTGGTGAAGCGGAAGTTAAAAACGCATTTACGGCTATTGGAAATTTTATTGACCCAATCGTAGAATCTATTGCTGACACATTTGATAGTTTGAAAATGTGGGTAGTTAATAATGTTGGAATTCCTGAAATTAAACTTGGCACAATTAAGAATCCATTTACCGATACAGTTTATAATTTGGGTTCTATTGGGCCATATTATCCATTTAAGAAAGACACAGGAAGTTCTGCGCCAGAAAAATCTGATAGACCTCAACAAAAAGCAGATGCGGCCGCTAAAAAGAAAGCAGAAGAAGATGCTGCTAAAAAAACTCCTGATGTAAAACCACAAACTACAACTCCTTCCGCTGATAGCACAAAACCAACAGCAGAACCATCTAAAGAAGATTCTTCGAAAGTTGAAAAATCTGATGGAACAAAAATTAAAATACCTTCAGGTGTAAATTATGATACATCTTCTGGAAAGTTTACATATAAAAATGTTTCTTTCAATGCTAATAACCAAGATGAAATGGATAACTTTGTCAAAGCTATTGACAACAAAACAGTTATCGAATTTCAAGGCAAAAATTCTGATGGTAAACCAGCAACAATAACTATTAATGGTGCAACAGGTGAAAAATCACTAGCACCTCCCAAAGAAGAAGTTGCATCACCAACACTATTAGCTTCAGCTGATTCTGGTGGTCCATCAGGTGCACCTGCGATGCCTGCTGGCGGAACATCTACACCTTCATTAG